TATAGGGAGGGGCAAGCGGGGGTAACGGCTCGGGGGTAGGTCTGCCGCCGCCGCCGCGTTTTCGAGCCGCAAAAAACGGCAGCCACTTTCGAGGTCAGTCATGGGAAGACGCGGGCCGAAACCGATCCCGACAGAACTGAAGATCCTTCGCGGGAATCCCGGCAAACAGAAACTGAACGCCGACGAGCCGCAGCCGCCGGCCGACGGCATCGCGATGCCGCCGCACCTGGGCGAAGTCGCCGCCGCCCGGTGGGGCGAGTTGCTGCCGATGCTCCAGGCGACGCGGGTGATGACGCGGGCCGATGTCGAGGCACTCGCCCGCTACTGCGATACGTGGGAGTGGTGGCTTGCGGTGCGGGTGAAACTCAAGGCGGAAGGCGACACGTACCCGATCCTCAACGACGGCGGCGAGATCAAGTACATCGCCCAGCGGCCTGAGGTCTCGATCGCCCACAAGCTCGCCGGGCAGTTGCGACAGTTGGAGTCTGACTTCGGGCTCTCGCCTGCCGCCCGAGCCTCGCTGAAGGTGGAACCGGATGCCAAGGCGGAAAGCGCAATCGACAAGTTCCGAGCCCTCAAGGCTGCCCGCAAGGCGTGAGCCCGAGCGGGTCGCGGGCTACACCTACGATCAAGACGCCGCCGATCTGGTGGTCGGATTCTTGGAGTCGGTGTGCTGCCACACCAAAGACTCCCCGACCGCCAAGGCCGGCGAGCCGATGCGGCTTCTGGAGTGGCACAAGCAAGACGTGATCGAGCCGCTCTACGGGTGGCGAACCGAGGACGGTCTGCGGCGGTATCGGCTCGCGTATCTGGAAGTGCCGAAGAAGAACGCCAAGAGCACGCTCCTATCCTGCCTTTCCATCTGGCACCTACTCATGGAGGGCGAGGGCGAACTCGGGTGCATCGCGGCGAAGGATCGCAACCAGGCGGCGATCATCTTTGACGAGACTGCCGCGATGGTGAAGCGGTCGCCCGAACTGGCGGCGTCGCTTGAGGTGGTCGATTCGCGGAAGACGATCGTGTGCATGAGCACGGGATCGAGCCTGCGAGTGATCTCGCGAGACGCTGGGGCGGCGGAAGGCCCGTCCTACTCGTTCGTCTTCTGCGACGAGTTGCACGCGTGGCCCGACCGCCGGCTGTTTGAGGCGTTGCGGTACTCGGGACGCTCCAGGCGGGAGCCGCTGCTCTGCACGATCACCACGGCGGGCGATCGGCGTGACACGATTTGCTGGGAGCAGCATGAATATGCCGAGTTGACCGCTGCCGATCCGAACTACGATCCCCGCTTCTACGGCAAGATTTTCGGGGCGAAGACTGACGGCTCGGAGGACTACTTTGACCCGGCGGTGTGGCGGCGGGTGAATCCCGGCATGGGCGTCACCATGACCGAGGAATCGTTCGCGGCGGATGCCCGCGAGGCGAAGAACAAAGCGACCAAGCTGAACGGGTGGCTCCGCTACTCGCTCGGGGTCTGGACTGAGAGCACGAACCGCTGGCTCGATCCCGAGAAGTGGGCCGCGTGCTCGGGCGGGCCGACTTCGCCCTTCGCCGGGAGGAAGTGCATCCTCGGGATGGACTTGTCGAAGAGCACCGACCTCTCCGCGATGGTCGCCCTTTACCCGTGCGAGGGTGACGAGTTCGAGGTCGATGCGATGTTCTGGGCTCCGCGCGACCTCATCATGGAGCGGGAGCGAACCGACCGGCAGCCGTTCCAGCACTGGGTGAGCTCCGGGTTCATCACGGCAACCGACGGGAACGTGATCGACCACTCGAAGATCCGCGAGTACGTGCTGGAGTACGCGAAGACGCACCAGATCGAGCACATCTACATGGATCTCACCGGGGCGGTTCAGCTTGCCGTGGAACTGCAAGGGGCGGGGCTGAAAGTGGCAGGATGGTCACAAGGCTTCCGAGGCATGAGTTCGGGTACGAAGAGGCTTGAATCGCTCGTGCTTCAGAACCGCATACGCCACGGCGGCAACCCAGTGCTGTCGTGGATGTCGGCGAATGTGACGGTGGAGACGAACTCGTTTGAGGACGTTCGGCCGGTGAAGAAGAAGAGCACGGGTCGCATCGACGGCATCGTCGCTCTGATCTTCGCCCTGGGTGGCTGGGAGTCATCGAAGATCACCAACAAGCCCTCGGTCGAACCCTCCATCCTCATCCTATGATCGCCAACGCTCACCGCATCTTGTGGCTCCCCGGCGAAGACTCCCGCAACTGGGACTATGAGTCGGGCAGTTGGGCTTCGAGCAATCGCAATCCGAGCGGCGTCAAGGTGGACGCCGAGACGGCACTCCGCTCGACCGTGGTGCTCGCGTGCATCCGCGTGCTTTCGACCAGCGTCGCCGGGCTGCCGTTTCATCTCTACCGTCGGCTGCCGGGTGGCGGGAAGGAAATCGCCCGCGAGCATCCGCTCTATCGGCTCTTGCACACGCAGCCGAACTCGTGGCAGACCTCGTTCGAGTGGCGCGAGCAGATGATGCTGCACTTGCTCTCGCACGGGTTCGCCCTCGATGAGAAGGTCTACACGGGCGGGGCGATCAGCGAGATCGTGCCGTTGCATCCGAGCCGGGTGAAGACCGAGCAGTTGGAGAACAACCGGCTCCGGTACACGTACCGCGAGGCGTCGGGATCTTCGACGGTCTACACGCAGGATGCGGTGATGTCGGTGCGGGGGATGTCGGATGACGGCGTGAACGGAATGAGCACGATCGAGCTTGCCCGCGACGCGATCGGGCTGGCGCGGGCGTGCGAGATCCACGGGGCGACGTTCTTCGGGAATGGTGCCCGGCCCGGCGTGATTCTCTCGACCGATCAGATGCTATCGCCCGAGGCGGCCGAGAACACGAGGAACCAGTGGGAGCGGGCTCACCGTGGGGCGGATCGCAGCAACCGAACGGCGGTGCTGCAAGGCGGGCTCAAGGTTTCGGAGCTCGGCGGCAACAACCAGGAGAGCCAGTTCCTTGAGGCTCGCCGGTTCCAAGTCGAGGAAGTGTGCCGGCTCTTTGGCGTTCCCCCACACCTCGTAGGCGATTTGACCAGAAGTTCTTTCTCGAATATTGAGCAGCAATCGCTCGACTTCCTGACCAACGGGCTGATGCCGTATCTGCGTCGCATCGAGTCTTCGATCGCTCGCGACTTGCTCGAAGGCGATGACGAATACTTCGCGGAGTTCGACACTCGCGGCGTGCTTCGGGCCGACGCTGCCGGGCGGGGATCGTACTACAACACGCTTTGGAATCTTGGCGTGTTGAGCGTGAATGAGATCCGCTCACTAGAGAACTTGAACCCGGTCGAAAGCGGCGATGTCAGGTTCGTGCAGTTGAACATGACCACGCTCGACAAGGCGGCCCAGGTGGTCGAGGAGCCGGCGGTGGTCGAGGAGATCGTGACGGTCGAAGAGCCGGCCGCGACGCCGGCAGACGCCCCGACCGTGATCGAGGTGCTCGACCAGTACCGCAGCGGCTCGCTGACCCTGGAAGGTGCGAAGGCGTTGCTGATGGTCTCGTTCCCGCAGACGCCCGAGGCGATGATTGACGCGATTCTCGCGGGCGTGGTGGTGAAGGAGCCCGAGCCCGTCGCCCCCGAGCCGGTCGCGGAGCCCCTCGCCGCCTCGCTCCCCGCGAGCCGGGCGATGACGATCTCGGTGGACTTCGACCGGACGTTCGCCGCTGACCCGCAGTTGTGGGGCGAGTTCGCCCGGCAGTCTGCCGCCGCCGGCAATCGGGTCGTGATGGTCTCCCGCCGTCCCGACACGCCCGAGAACCAAGACGAGATCGCCCAGACGCTTGGCGACTACCGCGAGGCGTTCGACGCCGTGCTGCTCGTGGGCGAGCGGCTGAAGGACGAAGCCGCCCGCGAGGCGGGCATCGAGGTCGATGTATGGGTGGACGATTCGCCGCAGTTCGTGCGGGCCGCCGAGTCGCGGGCCGCCCCCGGCAGCGTCGCGGAGGGCGACTTCGTGTCGTGGGGCTCAGGCGACGGTCGCGGCCGTGGCCGCATCACCCGCGTCGTTCGAGACGGCGAAATCAACGTGCCCGATTCTTCCTTCACTATCCAGGGAACCGAGGATGACCCCGCCGCACTGATTCGCGTGTACCGCGAACTGGCGGACGGCTGGAATGCTACTGACACGCTGGTGGGCCACAGGTTTTCTACCCTCACGAAGATTGACCCGCTTGAGAGGGAGCCTGCTTCGCGTGCCGCCCCTTACTACGAAGGCGATTGGGTCACGCTGCCCGATGGTCGCGTGGGCCGCGTGGATCACGTCATGACCGAGGGCGAGTTGAACCTGGGCGACGTGGCGATGCCCGCGACGCCTGACGCCCCGGTGGCTCTGGTGAGCGTGTGGGAAGGCGAGTCGTTCGGCGAGCCGGTGCCGGTCGCGGTTTCCGAACTGCAAGCGGCAGAAGAGCCAGAGGCGGCGCGGGCGTATGGGAAGCCAAAGCGGAAGCCTCGGAGGCGGAAGCGTGGCAGCTAAGTATGACCACATCGACTTCAGCCCGCCGGCTGGCGTGCGGGAGGAAGCAGCGAAAGGGCTCGCGTGGCGAGACGAGTACGGCCGAGGCGGCACGGCAGTCGGCGTTGCCCGAGCACGAGACCTGTCGAACGGAACGAACATCTCGCCCGACACGGCGAAGCGGATGGCGAGTTACTTCGCCCGGCACGAAGTGGACAAACAGGGCGAGGGCTGGAGCCCCGGCGAGGACGGCTTCCCGAGTGCGGGCCGGATCGCGTGGGCTCTGTGGGGCGGCGATCCGGGGCAAGCATGGGCGAGCAAACTGACCACGCAGATCGAAGCGGCTGACGAGGAAGGCAGGAGCATCATGGGCAACATTGAACGGCGTTCCTTGGCGATTGACGAGATCGAGTCGGCAGTGCCGCTGCTCGCGGTCGAGAGCCGCAGCGAGGATGACGGCAGCGAACGCGAATACGTCGTGGGCTACGCGGCGAAGTTCGGCGTACTGAGCCTCGACCTGGGCGACTTCGTGGAGAGGATCGACCCCGGTGCCTTCGGGCTGGTCGCCGAGCGACGCGGCCGGCGGAAGCCGCTGGAGACGCGAGCCCTGTGGAACCACGACCCGAACTACCCGCTCGCCCGCTATCCCGGCACGCTGCGGATGACCGTGGATGAAGTCGGGCTCCGGTATGAGTTCCCCGTGCCCGACACGTCCTACGGGCGGGACATCGCGAGCAACATCCGGGCGGGCATCGTCAAGGGCTCGTCGTTCTCGTTCACCGTGCCGAGCGGCGGCGACTCGTGGGCGGTCGAGGATGGTCGCAGCGTGCGGACGATCCAAAAGATCGACACGCTGCTCGATGTCGGGCCGGTCACGTTCCCGGCGTATCCCGACGCCGACGTGAAGGTCGCTCAGCGGTCATTCGACCAGTACCGGCAGCAGCAGGAGATCGAGGTGGCGAAGCGTTCGCTTGCCCGGTCGCGTGCTGCCGAGATTCGCGAGTATCTGAGGCAGCATGGCCGCTAGTGGTGATTCGTGCCCCCGGTGCCGCGATGGCAAGCTCGCCGTCGCGTCGAGTGTTCGCAGCGGCGAGTATCAGACTCGCTATCTGCGGTGCCAGCGGTGCGGCTGCACAGACAAGCAGATCGTGCCGGGCAGTGAAGTGCGGCGAAAGTCTTTTACTGCCGAGCGTGCCTAACTGCATGGTTTCGGGGCGTGGCTCCTAGTTTCGGGGTAGGCGATGCGATTGCGTCGCCACGAACCCGACTACAGGAGCCTCCCTCGTGGACAAGATCAAGGCACTGCTCGAAGAACTGGCCGCCGTCGTTGCCGAGATGGAGGCGATGACCGAGGACGCCCCCGAGGGTGAGGCTCCCGCCGAGCCGATGACCGAAGAGCAGGAGGCTTCGCTCCGTTCGCTGGAGGCGAAGGCCGACAAGCTGAAGGAGCGGATCGAGTTCCTGACCCGCGTGCAGACCAAGGAGCTTGAGCTCCGCAGCGTTCTGGAGCGTGCTGCTCCCGCCAAGAAGATCGAAGCCACCACCGAGGAGACTCCCGTGGAGAAGCGAACTGTGTTTGCCATGCCGAAGGCGTCGCGTCCCCTGCGTGGCTTCCGCTCCGAGGAGCGTGCCTACCGTGCTGGCATGGCGATTCGTGCCGGTCTCTTCAACGATGACGAGGCCCGGCGGTGGTGCATGGATCACGGCGTTGAGAGCCGTGCCCAGGCTGGCGGCATCAACTCGCTCGGCGGTGTGCTGACCAATGACGAGCTCTCCAGCGAGATCATCCGGCTTGTGGAGGAGTTCGGTGCGTTCCCGGCCAACGCCCGCAACGTGGCGATGAACAGCGACACGCTGCTGATCGCCCGTCGCACCGGCGGCCTGTCGGCTCGCCCGATCGGCGAGAACGCGGCTCCCACCACCAGCGATGTGACGTTCGACAACGTGCAACTCGTCGCCAAGCTCTGGGGCGTCGACAACCGCGTCCCGGTGTCGCTGATCGAGGACTCGGTCATCAACCTTGCCGATGCGATGGCGGTCGAGGTGGCCCAGGCTTACGCCGAAGCCTTCGACAACGCCGGCTTCATCGGCACCGGCAGCGGGTCGGTCTACCACGGCACGACGGGTGTCGCGGTCGCCATCAACGACGGCACGCACTCCGCGAGCGTCGTGACGGCTGACACAGGCAACAACACCTTCGGCACGCTCGACCTGCTCGACTTCACGAACCTCATCGCGAAGCTGCCTGTCTACAGCCGCAGGAATGCCAAGTTCTACATCTCCGCTGCGGGCTACGGTTCCTCGATGCTCCGGCTGATGATGGCAGCCGGCGGCAACAATCAGGCCGACGTGGCTGGCGGTGCTGGAACGAGCTTTCTGGGCTATCCCGTGGTTACGGTACACCCCCTTGAAAGCCGCCTGACCGGCACCGGCAATGCGATCGCCTGCCTGTTCGGCGATCTCTCGCAGGCTTGCACGATGGGCACTCGGCGTGAGATCAGCGTGAAGACCGACGCCAGCCGGTTCATCGAGTTCGACCAGCTTCTGACCTTCGCGACCGCTCGCGTCGCGATGGTCGCCCACGACCTTGGTGACTCCAGCAAGGCTGGCCCGATCGTCGCCCTCAAGTTCGCCTCGTGACCTCTGACCCCTTCCTAGGAGAATCTGACCAGTGAATCACCTCGAAGCTACGAAGACGGTCGTTGGCACGACGGTCACGAGTGCTGCCGGCACGGCGACCCTGACTATCGACACCCTCGGCTATGACTACGCGTCAGTCGATGTGGTGGTGGCGGTCTCGGCGACCCCGGCCAACACCTCGGCGTCGATCCTCAACGTGCTGACGCTCTCGCAGGGCGACACCAACACGGCGGGCTCCTCGGTCTACACCGTGGCGGTTCCCGCCGCGAGCGTGGCCGTGACGGCTCAGCCCAGCGTGGTGCGGCTCGATGTTGACCTTCGCGGCAAGGGCCGATACGTCAAGGTCGATGCCACTCCCGCTACCTCGCTGGCCACGACCATCGTGGCTCGGCTCGGCAAGGGCGAGGTCGGCCCCGAGTCGGCTTCCGCCAAGGGCGTGCTCGCGAAGTACAGCGGCTGAGAACTTGACAGCCTCGACACAGTGGATGGCGGGTGCGGCATGAGCCGTGCCCGCCATCTCTGTTGAGGGCTTCATGATCGTCAAGGTCGGCGGTACGGATGTCGATGTTCGGATCGAGTGCGTGATGAGCGGCCCGCGATTCGGCCCACTCGCGAATCTCTTCGGCTGGGCTCAAGCCCTCATGCCGCTCGGCATCCGCCCGACGCTCGGGCAAGGTGCCCTCTGGGGGCAAGTCTTGCAGCGGTGCATGGAGCAGTTCATCGACTCGACGGAGTTCATCCTCACGACCGACTTCGATTCGTTCTGGGGGCAGCGGGAGGTAAGCGAACTGGTGGCGATGGCGATGGCTTTTCAATGCGACGCTCTCGCCCCGCTGCAAGTGAAACGCGAGGACGGTCGCCCGATGTTCACGCTGCCCGGCACGCTGGACAAGCCGCCCGAGGGCGGGTCTACGGAACTGCCGATGTCGTGGTTCGCCGAGCCTGTGCAAGAGGTGGACTCGGCTCACTTCGGCTGCACGCTGATTTCGACACGAGCACTGAAGCGAACGCCGAAGCCGTGGTTCCAAGATCAGCCGAACGCAGCGGGCGAGTACGGCGATGGTCGCGTGGACGCGGATATTCACTTCTGGCGGCAGTTCCGAGCCGCTGGGAACCGCGTCTACGTCACGCCCCGCGTCTCGATCGGGCACGGCGAGTACGTCTCGGTCTGGCCGGGCAAGGATCTCCAGAAGCCCGTGTTTCAGTACGTGGGTGATTACACGGCGAACGGTCGCCCCAAAACTGCATGGAGTGCCCCCGGATCATGAAAATAAGACTTACGCAGAACTACTCGACCTACACCGTCGGCCGGGTGGTCGATTGCGAGGGCAACACAGCGGAGCGGCTCATTCGCGACGGCATCGCCGTGCGGGAGCCGCAGATGGATTTGATCGAGACGGCGACGGCCGAGCCCGAGGTCGAGCGGGCTGACGCACGACCGCGACGCGGCAGGAAACCGAATGCGATACCGCAGTCTCAAGACTCTGACGCAGCCGGCGGTTGAGCCGGTCTCGCTCGCGGAAGCGAAGGCACATTGCCGGGTCGATACCGACACCGACGATGCTCTGATCGCTGCCTACCTCAAGGCGGCTCGCGAGTATTGCGAGGCGTACTGCGACGAGACGTTCGTTCATACGCAGTATCGGATGACCCTCGACTCGTTCCCCGTGGAGATCGAGTTGCCCCGCCCGCCAATGGCGACCAGCGGCACGGTGACGGCGGTCAGCATCACCTACACGCTGGAGAACCAGAGCACCGCCACGCTCTCGACTGCCGAGTACCGGGTCGATCGCGACAGCGTGCCGGGTGTGCTCCGCACGAACTACAACGGCTCCTGGCCCTCGCATCTGCTGGACTACAACGCGGTTGCGGTGACGTGGCACGCCGGGCGTGACGGCACCGGGGCGAGCGTGCCGCAGCGGGTGAAGAACGCGATCCTCTGGCTCGTGGGCATGTGGTACGAGCGTCGCATGGCGGCTGACGCGGTGAGCCTGTCGGAGATTCCGTTCGGCGTGAAGGCGTTGCTCGATTCGGCGAAGTGGGGGAGCTACCGATGAGCAGCGTTCGCGGAACGATCTCGGTCGATGTGGCGTTCACTGACAGCACGACCGTGAGCGGGGCACAGTCGATGAAGACGATCGTGCTGCGGGATGCGACCGAGTACACGTCGGGCAAGGTGGCGATCGTGACGGGTACGGCGGGGACGGCTGGGGCAAGCATTTCGATTCCGCCCACATACCGCAATGCCGATGGCAGCCTGTCAACGCTAACCTCGCCGTCTCGCGTGGCGTTTTCAGCGACGGGCGGGAATCTCGTGCGACTGTCTGACGCAAACCTTCTTTCTCTGCAATCCAAAAGCGGGGCTGTGAGCGTGAGTGACATGGAGCCTGCCGATGACAACTTGAGCATTCAAGTCATCGGCACCGCTGGCACCGCCTCCTACACGCTGGTGCTGTATGGCACTTGACCCTGGCAAACTCCGCGAGCGGGTGACGATCCAGCAGGCGACCGAGCGACGCAACTCGCTCGGTGAGACCACGCTGGAGTGGGCGACGTTCGCCGAGCGTTGGGCGAGCGTCGAAGGGCTCTCGTCTCGCGAGGTGCTGCTCCTGGGGCAGCAGCAGACCGAAGGCACGCACCGCGTGCGGCTGCGCTACGTGACGGGGCTCGTGCAGACGATGCGGCTCCTGTGGCGTGGTCGGGTGCTGGAGATCACGACGCTGCTCGAACACGCGAACCGCAGCGAGCACGAGTTGCTCTGCACGGAGAGGGTGGAGTAATGGCACTAGGTCGCATTGAACTCTCGGCCGAGCTTGCCGGTTTGGGGCAACTCCAGAAGGACATCGGGCAAGTGTTCGGCAGGCAGCGGGCGGTCGTGATCCTACGGGCCGCGTTGCAGAAGGCGATGCTTCCGGCAGAGTTGGCTCTCAAGGAAACGACCCCGCTCGGGCCGACGGGCAACCTGCGGCGAGCGATCAAGACGAAGTACGTGGTCTATCGCGATGACGGCGTTGCCGTCGCCCTGCTTGGCTTTCGCCGGGCGGCGAGGGCTGATTCGGAGAGTGCTGCCGGTGGCAGCGTGCGAAAGGGGCCAGACCGAGCGAGACATCAATACTGGCTGGAGGAAGGCACTAACGCACGAACGGTCAGCAAGCCTGCCGACACGCCCTACACGCGAAAGTCGCACAAGCGAACCACGAAGTCGGGCACGGTGACGCAAGTGCAGACGCACCCCGTCGCGAGGCAAGGTGGCTACATCGCATCGAGCTTCAACAGGCTTGGCAAGTTCACGATGGAGAAGCCCACGAAGGGCGAGCGGAGCCGAGTGCAAACAAAGCCGGGCTACCCAGGAGCGTTTTTTCGGAAGAGCAAAACCCCGATCACGATCCCTGCGATGCCAGCCGGCGGCAGCACCGGGCAACCCCCGCTGAAGACTGCTTGGGATCGGACACAGGCGACCGTCGCCGAGATCCTCCAGCGGGAACTGCGGCTCTCGCTGGAGCAAGCGATCAGCACGCTCTCGCAATCCGTCACGGGGGCTATCGACTAATGAGCGTCAAATCCCCCGAACGTCTCATCGGCGATGCCCTGGTCGCCGCCCCCGCCGTCGCGGAGATCGTGGGCGACCGGGTGTACCCCGTCATCGCCCCCGCCTCGGCGGCGATCCCGTTCGTCACTTGGCGGCGACAGGCGGTGCAGCGGGAGGCGACTCTCTGCGGCCCTTCTGGGATCGCGACCGTGACGCTGGCAGTGGATATGTACGCCACGACCTACGAGGGAGTAAGGGAACTGGCTGACCGCTGCCGGGTGGTACTGGATGGTTTCAACGGAGCCTTGGGAAACTGGATTTCAGTGCGAAACGTGTCGCTGCTCAGTGAGAGCGACGGGTTCGTGCAGTTGGCCGGCGGCGAGTTGCCCGCCGTCTACAGCGTGACGCAGACCTACACCATTCTTTGGCAGGAGATCTAGCCCGTGTCATTCTCGACCCCGCACGATACCGCATCCGGTGGAGCAACGAGCCTCGGCACCCAACTCACGCTCACGCTCAATGGCGTCCTCTCGACCTACTACGTGACAAACATCGTCCTCTCGAACACGAACCCGGGCGCGGGTGCCGACTCGCAGATTGACGTGGCCCACCTTGGGCAGACCACGGGCGAACTTGCGGCCCGCATCAGTCCGCCGCTGGTCGTGCCCGCCGAAGACGGCGGCTCGGGTCGTCAGATCACGTTCGATTACCTCGGGCGGATCGTGATCGCGGACGGGGCCACTGGCACTTACAAGATCAGCGTCGCGGGTGCGATCCTGGTCGGTGGCACCACGGCGAGCTATCACACCGTGCAGAGCTCGACCCTGACGCTGGCGACGAACGACGCGATCCGGGGCCAAGGCGTCATCACGGTCTCCCGCTAGTCATGACGGGGTGCCGTCATGGCGATTCCATGCCAAGGGTTCACGATCACCTGGGGCGGTCAGACGCTTCAAGAGGTGCAGTCGCTCGAACTTGACGCCCAGCGTGGGCTGCCGCTCGGTCGCATCACGACGTGGACGCCGAGCCTGGGCACGTTGCGGATCGCCGCGTTCTCTACCGCCCATTTGCCCGAGAGTGAGTACGGGCGGCGAAAGCGGCTGACCTTCTCGGGACGCACTGCGACAGGCGCCACGGTTGTCACGTTTTTCGATGCAGATTGCATCTACGAAGACGCACGCATCGAAGCCGTGGCGAACGAGGTCGTGCGGCTTGCCTTCACTTTTAGAGTGCAGGATACGGTCGGGGCTCCGACTAATCCCTAGGAGATCGTGACAGATGGCACTGACGGCAGATCAGATTCTCGCGGCGGATGATCTCGGACTGAAGCGGGTTGCGGTTCCCGAGTGGGGCGGCGATGTCTTCATCCGCGTCATGAGCGTGGGCGAGCGTGACTCGTATGAGCGGAAGTGGATCGGCAAGAAGGAGACCGGCATCGAGAACTTCCGCACGCAGTATCTCGCGGGCGTGTTGTGTGACGAGACGGGGAAGCTCCTGTTCACTCGCGACCAGATCGACAAGCTCGCGAGCAAGTCGGGTGCGGTGATGGGCCGGCTGTTCGACGAAGCGATGAAGCACAACCGGATGACAGAGGAGGATGTGCAGGAACTGGGAAAAGGCTGAACGCGAGTCCGACCCGGCGGTACATGTTCGCGGTCGCTCGCGACTTGCACATGACCGTTGGCGAGTTGGGCACGCGAATGGATTCGGCCGAGTTCTCTGAGTGGATCGCCTACAACCGCTACTACTCGGCGTTGCCCGACTCGTGGCGGGAGACGGCGTTGATCGTTACGGCACTCTTGGCTCCGCACATCGGGAAGAACGCGAAACGACCCAAGCCCGAGGATTTCATTCCGCTAGAAAAGCCGCCGCAGCACGAGTCGCAGGACATGGCGGCGTTGCTGGAGTTGCGACGGCAGTTCGGTCTCGGCGATCTCGAAGTGAACAATGGCTAACGTCCTCTCACTAGCGTTGCGGGTTACGGCTGACGCCAGCGGGCTCAGGCTCGATCCGGTGCAGCGTGCGCTTGTGGGGTTGGGGGATCAAGCTGACAAGCTCACGAGTCAGTTCGCGAAGTTCGCGGGCGAGAGCGAAGCGGCGGCGGCGGCTCAGGCTCGGTTCGAGAAGGAGTCGCAGGATCTCATCAACACGCTCCGCGATGGCGGCAGCGCAACGGAGTTCGCGGCAGGGTTCGAGCGACTCACTGAAGCGGTGAACAAAGAAGCCGCCGCGTTCGAGCGGGCGGCCCGGATTACCGAAGCGAACCTCCTGCCGCTGGAGCGGTTCGACCGCACCCAGGCGGAACTGAACGAGCAACTGAACGCCGGGCGGATCTCGCTAGACACCTACAACCGGGCGACCGAGAACGCCGCGAAGGGGCTGACCGACGCGGAGCGTGCGGCTCGCGGGCTGGCGGTGCAGCAGAAAGAAATCGACACCGCAGCGACGAGCACGACGCTCAAGTTCAACGAACTCTCGGGGGTGTTCTCGGTGCTGCCCGGCCCGCTCGGCAACATCGCGGGGCGGATCTCTGGCATCGCGAGTGCGAGCGAGGGGCTGTCGCGGGTGTTCGCGGGCGGGCTGAAGACCGGGCTCACGAGCATCGCCTCGTCGGTCACGGCTCTCATCAACCCGTTCACCCTCGCCCTCGCTGGAATCACGGCGTTCGCGGCTGGAGCGGTTTCGGTCGCTCGCGGGCTGGTGAGCCTGGAGGATCGCGTCGAGCGGCTGTCTCGTCTATCAACCCAGTTGGGCGTCTCGTTCGAGTTTGTGCAAGTGCTGGAAGAAGCTGGCCGCAGGGCAGACGTTTCGATTGAGCAGTTGAGCGGCTCGTTCGCTCGGCTTCAGAACACGCTCGCGGGGGCAGACGAAGAGAGCAAGAAAGCCCAGGCGGCGTTGCAGCGGCTCGGCGTGTCGGTTCAAGACTTCGGGGCACTCTCGGAGCAACAGCGGATCGACTTGATCGGCGAGCGGCTGGCTGCGATCGAAGACCCTGCCCAGCGGTCAGCAGCGGCGATCGCCCTGTTCGGTCGCAGCGGCGTGCAGTTGCTGCCGTTCTTCAATGAGTTAGGCGGTGCAGCCGATGACATCCAGACCTTCGGGGCGGCACTGAGCGAGACCGATCGCACGGCGTTTTCCGGTCTGGGTGCTGCATTCGATCAAGTCGGCGTAGCGATCCAAGGTCTCGGTCAGTCGGTGCTTCTGCCGTTCGTCGGTCTGGTCGAAGGCATCGCTACGGCTTTCAGCGGGCTCATCAACATCGTCACAGTGGTGGCCCAGACGATCGGCACTGTTCTGGGGCCGATCCTCAATACAGTCGGCACCGTGTTCGGGGCGTTCGGCGATGCCGTCAACGGTACGATCGGCTTCTTCCGGTCGTTCTTCTCGACCGCTGAAGAGACCGCAGGAGCTACAGAGAAGACCGCTGAATCGGTCGAGCGAACAGCGGAGCAAGTCAAGGCACTCGACAAGGCATTCGCCGATTCTCAGAAGGGGCTCGACTCCGCGATCGCCAAGGCTGGCGAGTTCGGCCAGGCCGGCTTCGATGCCGCGTTCGAGTTTGAGCAAGCCCTCGCTGACTTGCAAGAGCAAGCGAACGAGGGCGAACTGAACGCCGAGCAGTACGCTCGCGGCGTTGCCAACGCGACCGCAGAGTTTGAGAAGCAGATCGACGTAGCACGCCGGGTCGCGGAGGAGAACAAGCGGCTCGCGGAAGAAGCCCAGCGGCGGGCTGAAGCGGAAGCCAAGGCAGTGCAAGACATCATAGACGCGAACCTCGAACAGATCCGCGTCGATGAGCAGTTCGGCGGCGACTCCAGCCGGGCGAGGGCGGCCGATAATCTGCTCAAGATCCAGCAGGAGATCGTGCGGGTTGAGGAGCAACTCCAAGCAGCGAGAGCGTCGGGAGATCAAGCTGCCATTGATGCCTCTACTTCGCGGCTGGCGACGCTTGACCAAGTGGCCGCTCGCGAGCGTGACGTTGCCAGCGGTGCGGCGAAGGAGCGTGAGCGGGCGGCAGAGGAGGCCGAAAAAGCTGCGAACCAAGCCATCGAGGACGCGAAGCGGCTGGCGACAGAGATCCAGCGTGTCAACGAGCAGATCCAGAGCAAGCAAGAGGAGCTTTCGGCTCGCCAGTTCGAGATCGCAATGGCCCGCGCCGAAGAACTCGCCAGCGTTCGCACTGGCTCGGTCGAGATCCAAGACATCCGCAGCGGTGGCATCTCGGCATTCTTCGACACGCTAAAAGAAGACCCCGCGATCGCGGAGGCAAAGAAGCAGACTAAGGAACTGGAGAAGCTCAACAAGAACATTGCCAAGCTAGAGGCCGACAAGATCGACATCCTCGCGGGGACGGGTTGACCATGAGCGTTCACTCCTGGCGAGAACTGGCGCGTACCGCGACGCATCTGATCGGGTCATCGCCCGAGTTCGAGCGGCGATTTATCGCGACGCTCAACGACCCGAACACGAACGCGGGCACGGTGATCGCGGCGATCGGCTGCACGCACGGCTCGTCGCACCCAGAGTACGCGTTTGCCCTGTGCTACGAAGTCGAGGTCAACGAGGCGTTCGAGGACAACCGCTACTGGCACGAGGCAATCGCCCGGTACAAAGTGCCGGCGGCGAGCGAGCGAGACATCGCCCTCTTGCCGTGGCTGCGGCCCGACGTGTGGAAGTTTCAGACGCAAGGCGTCGCGGTGCCCGCCCTCTACTACTACGACGGCTCAACGCAGAAGCCGCTCACGAACTCGGCCGGCGACTATTTCGAGGGACTGAGCGTCGATGAAGCCCAGCAGAAAGTCACGATCCAGAGCAACCGACAGAACTTCCCCTCGGCTCTCGCGGCAGCGGTCACGAACTGCGTCAACGACGGCAGCTACCTCGGCTTCCCCCAGGACGGCGTGAAGGTGCAGGGCATCAGCGGCGAGCAAGCGGTTGAGTCTGTGAACGGGCAGGAAGTGCGGTACTGGAAGATCACGAGCGAACTGCTCTGCCGTCAGAGCGGGTGGAGCCTGCTCTTGCCCGATGTGGGATTCAACTACATCGACGGTGGCGTGAAGAAGCGGGCCGATGTCGCGGGGCCAGACGGCGAGCAAGTCGCCTCCGCGAACCCGATCGCGCTGAACGGCAGCGGCGGCAAGCAAGCCGGCGCGACCCTGCCCGCGATTCTCACTCGCCGCGTCTACAAGCGAATCAGTATGTCACAGTATTTCGGCACGCCGCCGTCCTAGGAGTTCCCATGGCAGACATCAGCTACAGCGTGAATGTGAACGTAAACGCCGGGGCGTTGAATCAAAACCTCAACGCGTCGAACATCACGAGCGACTTCTCTGCGACGGGGCTTCTGGCCCTGACGCTCAACGTCGGCACGAGCACCCAGGCGATTACCACGGCGTCGGCGTCGAGCCTCGGGCTGTGCTTTGCTCGGTCGCTGGCGACCGCTGGCACGCATACGATCTCGTTCGGCCGGGTGAGCGGCACGACGCTCTTCGAGACGGTGCGGCTGAAGCCGGGCGATGCTGCCGTGCTGCGGCTGGCAGCGGGCAACTACGCCGCCCAGGCGAACGCTCCGAACTCGCGGCTGCTCCTCCAGATTCTGGAGGAGTAGTGAGTACCTCCCGCGTCGATTTCACTCGCGGTGCCGCCGAGCGGATCGCTGCCGTCGTGCGTCAAGTCGAGGGCGGCAATCGCGACGGGGCACCGCTGACGTTCGGCAAGGTGGACACGCCCGGCGGCAAGGTCTTTCGCATGTGTACCTTTACTGGTACATGGGCGATTGACACGCCGAAGACACTGACCTTTCGCGGCGTCACGGCGACGCCGAATACCGTCGTGGCTTACAACTTGTTCGCTGTCATCACCACTGCCGGCACGGCGACATCGACTCCGTGCGCGATCGCCAAGGAAGGCACCGCGTGGTATCTGATTGCGGCACGATGCTCATGATTGAGTTTCTCGCGTCCATTGAGCCGACATCCATTCCGCTCCTGGCGGTGCTCGCGTTCTCCCTCTCGCTCTATCCGCTGGGCTTCATGCTCGGGGCATCGTGCAGCCCGTGCTGCGACATCCCTTGCGGCGAGTGTGCGACGGGCAAACTGCCCGACACGGTGACGGTCACATTCGATGGCTACCCTGATGTCGGCCCGGCGGTCAATGCGTTGTTCGTCTCGTTCAGTTCGTGCTACGGCTCCGGTGCAACGGCGACCCCGGCCACGGCGGCGGGCGTCATCACGGGCGTAACCGTGACCAACGGCGGCAGCGGTTACGCCACGCTCGCACGCGTTGAGCCGACGATCACTGCCGATGGCTCGGGCGGATCGGGAGCCGACATCACCGTGACGCTCACGGAGGATGAGGACGAATGCGGGCTGCCGTATTGGGCGGTCACGGGCCTGACCGTTGTCGATGGCGGCAGCGGGTACACCGATGGCGGGCAGATCGTGTTCACGCTCGGGGCTGGCGAGACCCAGCAATCCGCAGCGTTTGCGTTGATCCAGACCTCGCGAGACGAGCCCGACCTAACGATTGAGCCGCCCGAGGACACTGGCGCCGGTGCGACGTTCACCGTCTCGCTCACGGTCACAGGCTCCAGCCCGCAAACGTGGTACATCTCTGGCATCACCGTGACGGCCGGCGGCACGGGGTACAGCGACGGCGACTTCGCGACTGTCGGGCTGGGCAGCGGCGACGTTGAGCAGACGCCCGCGACGCTCGTGATTCGCACCGTGCGAGACGAGCCCGAGCTCACGCTCTCTGGCCCGGCCGACCTGACGGTGAACGTCGCGAGTCTGGGCGGCACTCCCGAATCGTGGGAGGTCGCCTCAATCACAGTCACTGACGGCGGCAGCGGATACAGCGACGGGCAGTCACTCAACATTATTCTCGGGGCTGACGATGTTGAGCTTGATCCGACCACGCTGGAGGTCAAGACAGTTCGCGACGAGCCAACCCTTGCCGCTCAACTCGTCAGCGGTGGTGGCTCGGGTGCGATCCTGACCGTGACAGTCGTGCAGTCTGGCGACGTGTGGGTCGTGAGCGGTGTGACGGTTGTGAACGGCGGCAGTGGCTACACGCAGGGGCAGTTGTTCGATATCGTGCCATCCGTTGGCCAGACCGTGGTCGCGGGGCAGGTCTCGGCAAACGTGACCGGCGGCGTCATCACATCGCTGAGCATCGACAACGCGGGCCAGTATTTCCTCGACACTGGCGTGATCGACACGGTGGATGTGTTGTACGGCGGCTCGTACTTCAAGGACACGGGCGTGATCGACTCGATCAGCATCTCGTCTGCCGGCGTCTACTACAAAGCCTTGGGAGACATCGCGAGCATCAACCTCTCGAACGGAGGTGAGTTCTACGGCGAAGACCCCGACGCCCCGCCGCTGGTCGCCGACATCACAGTAGTGCTCGACCAGATCGCCCCTAGTGATGGCGACGGGGCGACGTTCACCGTGAACGTGGACGATGACCCCGACAGCCCGACGTTC